AGGTCTTGCTTACTACATATCGATTAAAAAAAGTCCTGACAGAACTGGGTTACTCAAACAAATATATGAGGAAGAGTTCCAAAGAGCTTTAGATACAGACGAGGATAGAGCATCTTTTAGCATAACACCTGACATATCAAGCTATAACATTGCATAATGGCTTTTGCATCTAACAAAAACGCTTACGCAATTTGCGATAGATGTGGCTTTAGATATGGTCTTAGAGAACTACGCAAAGAATGGAATGGTTTAAAAACATGTCCTGAGTGCTATGAATCCAAACATCCGCAGCTAGAACCAGTAAAAAATATAGTAGACCCACAGGCTATTAGAGAGCCAAGGCCTGATATAAGTGTTTCTCCAACAAGTTTTATTGTTTATACAAATTATGACTTGGGCATTATAGGGCAAAAATTAACTATTCCTGATAGCATGACAAGTGCTTTAGGTACAGTTACAATAACAACATCATGAGTTTTACATTAGCTACATTAAAAACTACGATACAAGATTATTTAGAGTCTGATGAAACAACTTTTGTTAATAATTTAAACACAATAATTTTACAAGCAGAAGAAAGAATACTTAAATCAGTACAAATACCTGACCAAAGAAAGAATGTACAGGGTAACGTCTCTCAGGATAATAGATTCTTAACAACTCCATCAGACTTTTTAGCTCCATTTTCTTTGGCTGTAATAAGTTCAAATAACTACGACTACCTAGATTTAAAACACAATTCTTTTATAAAAGAATTCGTAACCGACACCACTACAAGAGGTAAGCCAAGATATTACGCTATATTTGACCAAACAAGTTTTGAAATAGCTCCTGTTCCTGATGCAAACTATTCTATGGAGTTACATTATTTAGCACAGCCTGCATCATTGACAGCAGGCGGAGACTCAGGAACCACATATTTGTCTACAGATGCACCTGACACCTTGCTATACGGTTGTTTATTAGAAGGTGCGGTATTTTTAAAGCTAGACCCAAACGATGTTGGTTTGTATGAAGCAAGATTTAAAGAAAGTTTACTAAGATTAAAGAACCTAGGTGAAGGAAGAGATACTAGGGACGAAATGAGGTATGATTCACTAAGAACAAATGTAACATAAGTTTCAGTTAAGGAGAGATAATATGAAACCAATCAAAAAACTTAAAGGTAAAACTGTAGCTATTGTCGGTCTAGGCAAAAGTTGGTTTGACTACAACCTTGCAAAATCACACAGCGTAAAATTTGATGAAGTATGGGCAATTAATGCTGTGGCTTCAGTAATATTTCATGACCGTGTGTTTATGATGGACCCGCCAAGTAGGTTTCTTGATACACAAGACGCAGGCGGACAAACTGACTGCATGAAAGAACTGCTGACAAATCACAACAAGCCTATTTATACATGTGAAAATGATGCAAGGTGTAAAAACCTTGTTGAATATCCTGTACAAGAAATAGTAAAAGAAACCAATTGTCATTATCTAAACAATACGGTGGCTTATGCGGTTGCCTTTGCTTATTGGAATGATGTAGCCAACATAAAGTTATTTGGTATAGATTTTACATATAAGAACAACTTATATTTTGCAGAAGCCGGAAGAGCCTGTGTAGAGTTTTGGTTAGTAAAGTGCATGGAAAAAGGTATTCAGGTTGAGGTAGCATCTAGTAGCTCATTGCTAGATACAAACATCCCCGGTGAACAAAGACTATATGGATATCATCGTTTGAAAGACCCTTATGTTCCTGTTCAGGGTAAAGATGGCTTAGAAGTAAAAAAAATTAGCGAGCTTAAAGTTCAAAAAAAACAAATATTGCCACAAATTGCAGACAGGTATGATAGTCACCTTAAAGCGCCGGAGCCAAATAAATGGTAATTAAAATAACGCCTGACGGAGTGCCTGAACTGGGCATGGTTGAGGTAGCTACAACCAAGTTTGGAGGTCATCCACCTGAGTTTTGGGCAAAGCAATTAACAGAAAAAATAGTTGGTTTTTCGGACGATAATGAAGAACATGTAAAAGCTCAGGCTAGAGCTTACCAAGATTTAATTTACCAAGTTTGTTTGATATATATTAAAAATGCTTTAAAATCTTATAAGGCTACCTTAATACAAGATTTATCTAGTGGGGGTAGCGAAGATTTAGCAAAAATAATAAAAGGTATTTAATATGGCAATTACATCTACTCTTACAACAAGCTTTAAAGTAGAGCTTTTGACAGGAACACATAACTTTACTAATTCTAGTGGTAACAGCTTTAAACTGGCTTTATATACAAGTTCAGCTACCTTAGGCGCTACTACTACTGCTTTTACTACAACTGGTCAAGCAAGTGGTACTAACTATACTTCAGGCGGAGCTGCATTAACTAATGTAACGCCTTCTGCTACTGGAACTACTGCGGTAACTGACTTTTCTGATTTAACATTTAGTACAGCAACGATTACAGCTAGAGGCTGTATGATTTACAACGATACTAATAGTGATAAATCAGTAGCAACCATTGACTTTGGTGGAGATAAAACTTCTACTGCAGGTGATTTTACTATTGTATTTCCTGCTAAGGCAGCAGCTACAGCTATTATAAGAATAGCTTAGAAGATGAAACATGCCGTTTGCAAAGTTTCAATTTAAAGCAGGAATAGACAGAGAAGGAACCAGTTACACTAATGCGGGTGGTTGGTTTGATGCTTCTCTTGTTAGGTTTCGTAAAGGCTTTGTAGAAAAAATAGGCGGTTGGACAAAACAAACCACTACATCATTTTTAGGTACATGTCGTAACCTATTTCCATGGATATCATTAGAAGGTAATAAATACTTATATATCGGTACGCATTTAAAAGCATACATACTTGAAGGCACAAGTTTAAACGACATCACTCCCATAAGAGCAACAACAAACAATGGCGTAACTTTTGCTGCGACAAACGGCTCTGCAACTATTACAGCTACAGATTCTACTCACGGAGTTGTGGTTAATGACTTTGTTACTTTTAGTGGTGCAGTAAGTCTTGGCGGCAATATCACTGCAGCCGTTTTAAATCAAGAGTATCAGGTCGTGTCAGTACCAAGTGCAAATACATTTACCTTTACGGCAACAGCTACAGCAAATGGCAGTGACACTGGAGATGGTGGAAATCATGTTGACGGAGCCTATCAATTGACTGTAGGTTTGGACGTGTTTATACAATCCACAGGATATGGTTCAGGTACTTGGGGTCAAGGTGCTTTTGGTGCTTCTACCAGTTTAAGTTTTGCTAACCAATTAAGATTATGGTCATCAGATAACTTCGGTGAAGATTTAATATTGCATCCTAGAGGTGGCAGTATTTACTATTGGGATGAGTCCAACGGCACTACTACAAGAGCTGTAGATATTACTACGCTTGCCGGAGCAAACTTATCGCCCACAGTTGGACTACAAACCATAGTAAGTGATACGGATAGACACGTTATTGTATTAGGTGCAGACCCAGTATCAGGTGGTGCTAGAACAGGCGTTGTTGACCCTATGAATATAGCTTTCTCAGACCAAGAAAGCATTACCGAGTGGGAGCCAAAAACTACAAATACAGCAGGTTCTCTAAGATTGTCTTCAGGTAGTGAAATCAGAGGTGGCTTAAGAGCAAGACAAGAAACATTAATATGGACTGATACTTCTATGTATAGTATGCAGTTTGTTGGACCGCCATTAACTTTTGCAGTTAATTTAATTAATGAAGGCACAGGTATGATTGGACCTAATGCTGCTATCAACTCTCCTAATGGAGTGTTTTGGATGGGTGATGATGGTTTCTATTCTTACAACGGAGCAGTTCAAAAACTACCTTGTAGTGTATTAAGTTATGTACAAGAAGATTTAGATTTAGGCCAAGCATTTAAAGTATTTGCACTATTAAACAAAGAGTTTAATGAGGTGTGGTGGTTCTATCCTGCAGAAAGTGATGGCACTGAAGAGATATCAAGGTATGTTATATACAACTATTTAGAAGGCGTTTGGTCTATAGGTCAGTTGGTTAGAACTGCTTGGGTTGACCAAAATGTATTCGGCAAACCATTAGCTACAGCTAACAATTATATATTTAACCAAGAAGATGGTGATGACGAT